CTACGGCCGTTTCGGTGGGCCAATACGGTCGTTCTCTGCCATTTTTCCCAGTGGCAGGGTGGGTATGCCCAGGGCCTCGTTTACCTGGCGCAGCTGGCAGTGCAGGTTATAGCGTTCCGCATGGTCTGTAGCGTTGGCCAGCGCCTTGGCAATCGTGCGGCTCTGTTCCTGCAATATGAGTAAGTACTTGAATTTACCAGTGTCCTTTATTCTATTCTTCACCTGCTCGATAGGCTGAACCTGGTTGGCCTGCTCCTGAAGCAAATGCCGAGCATGGGCTTCAGCCTTGATGAAGTAGTGACGAACGCGCCTACCAATGTCTGTTCGCTCCACCATCGCCAACTCCTTCGCCATGTCGAGAGTCAGCTGGTAATCGGTTGGAGCCCTGCCGTTAAGGGTTTTACTCAGAATTGAGTAAAAGTCGATTCCCTCTATGAAACCGTATTCTTTGATCCGCCTGGATACCCAGTCGTTAAATCGGGTCTCAACTTGAAGGGCTTTGTGCAGATCTCGCGCGTTGCAGTACTCCCCGTCAGCCCCCTTCCAGTGAAATATCTCCACGGGAGTGTTGAACGGGGTGCCAGTACTCGGCATGTTCATATCAGGATGTCTCCTTCTTAATTGATTTCAGCGTCGATCTGCTCCGCTCCGGCGGAGTGATCAGCCGGTAGTGCCTGCGCATTGCCTCTGTCTGGTGGCCACCCTTGTTGTTCTCTCCCTGAGAAACAAACTCATCGGTCAGCCCCTTCTTTCTCAGATCCCTTAGCTGGTACCGGCCACCATACCCTGCATCTTTGCAGGCCTGAGCCCAAGAGAGCTGCATGAACCGGTGCTTTACAGGTTGGTGGCGGCTGCGCATGTCGAAATAGGAGGGATAGACCATCAGGAAAGGGGAGATGATGCCCTGTTTGCGCTTGAACGTCCTGAACCAGTCCACCAGGTGGCGCAAGTCTTCGTTCATTTCCAGGATGATGGCCACGCCCGTTTTGTGCCTGGCAAAGTGGATCTCGCCCATTGGGCCCTGGTCATCGTGGATCTGGTCTTCACGCAGCCCGAAAACATCGATCGGCTGCTGGCTCATCATGTAGATCATGTCGCAGATCTTCGCGCGCCAGGTGCCATCGTGGGTTTGGCGCTGTAGCTTGTGTTTGAGCAGGTGCGCTGAGATCTCGGCATAGGCATCATCTGGAATGAGTATTTCCCGTTTGGGCTCTGTTGCCTTCTTTACATCCGGTACCGGGTTTCTGTCGATCAGTCCGGCCTCGACGGCATTGCTGAAAACACGGGAAAGGGTATTTCGGAGTCCGTTATAGTGAACAGGCTTGGTATTCCAGGGGGAGAGTAAGCGGCGAACCTTTCTCAGGATAGCTGGGTCCGCCAAGGTGAAGTTGGAGTGTTCGCTGGCTTCCAGCTGCTGCGCGTCGTTCGCGTAATCCCGGCGAGTTGGTATGGCGATTGGCCGGCCACGGTTGCGGCCTCGCTCACTGAGAACGTGGCATTCAGCCCACTCCACCCGGCCATTTACCACGCGATGACCCAGAACTTCAGTGCGCCAGCGCGTCAAGTATTGCCGCATGGTTGTGCGGTTTGCCGACTGGTGGGGTCGGGCAACGGACATGTTGCCAGCCATCAGTTGTGCGTCAAAATCGGTGAATGATTGCTCCCACATTTGCTGGAGCATAGCCCAGCGACGAATGGCTATTTGCCTGTCTCTGGTTTGGAGGCTGCCTTGCTTGCGGGTAACAGGATGGCGCACATGAAAACCGCCATCGCGGGAATTGATATATAGGCCAGGGTAGCGGGCAAGCCACTCCTGGCCGGGTTTTCTGCGTGGTGGGGCCATATTATTGCAACTGCTCTGCCAGATCCTGAAGTAATCCTAGCTCCTGGGGGCTCTCGGGCAAACCCCGGATTCGCCGTTCCATGGTTTCGAAGTAGGTGTCCAGATCGATGCGCCAGCGCCGGCCATCGCGGAACGCGCCCGGGATTTCCGGGCAGCGCCTGCGAATGGTGGCCAGCGAGGGCGGGTCGTTGTCGTCACAATAGACCACTTCAATGAAGGTCTGTATTGAGACCGGTCTCACTGGGTTGCTGCCTCCCGCCGAACCTGCCGGCTTTGCCAACGTTGAAAGTGTGCCTTGATCTGCCTGAACTTCGTGGCCGCGCGGACGTTATGATCCAGTTCTGCCCGGCTGCTGATCTGGCAGGCGGTGGTGATCAAGTCTCTGGCATCCTCCTCAGTGTGGGTGCCATCAGGGATATTCACGTTGCCTTTCACGCTTTGAGCGCGATCCAGGTAGCGCCGGAAGTCCGGATCTTGGCAGAGCATAGCGGCAGATCGAGCAAGGTGGCCGCCTTTCAGTTCAGACATCAGATCCTCCTGCCTCCAATCCTTGCTTCCCCGGTACAACCAGCCGGTCAAAAACATGCAGTGCATCTACGCCTCTAGCCTCAGTGCCGTCCTCAAACTGAATGTATGCCTCGCGCTCATGACCATGGCCGCAACATGCATTGGACACTCCCGGCAAAGTGCCTAAGCATCCATCATGGCCTACCGGGGTTCTTATCTTTCCACAAGCGCCGCAAGGCCTGACGCTATCGACGGTCTTTATGTGGTTGTCGTTGTATCGCCAGCACTTCCCGTCCCAATAGATTGGCCAGCCTCTCAAGTGGTTTGATTCAATCACCTCGGGCCTCCAGGTTTCTCAATGCCCGGCGGGCGTGTTTGGCTGCGAGCTTGCGCAGGGTTTTGTGTTCTTCCCGGTTGCAGCCTGAAATGCACCACCAGTTGAAAATCGCGGCCACGCGGTCCAGGCAATCAACCGGGCGGCGTTCGGCGCTGTTACCGAGATTGATATCTGCTTCGGCTACGGATTGGTTGAACTCAGAGGGGCGCCTGATGCTCATGCTGCCTTCTCCTTGATCTCAACTTCGATCCGCTTGTTCATGGCGATCAGGTGGTCCAGGTAACGAACGAAAACGTCAATTTCCTGCATTCGCTCATCGTAGCTTTCGTGGCATTCGGTCAAACTCTGCCAGTCGTAGAAATCAAATTTCATGTTCAGCCTTCCCAGAGATTCAGGCCGCTCAAACCCTTCCTTATGAACGGTGTTTGCCGGCAGGATATCGATGCCCATTAAATCTACGTGCGCATGCATGTAGTACATTGCCTGCACGAGCTTGCGGCGATTCAGGATCATGCACTGGAGAGCGATTTCCTCTGCAGCCAGGTACAGGTTTTCAATCATTTCTTCTTTCGTTAGCGTCAGCTTTGTCATCATTATTTCCTTACTTTCCGAAGGATTTATTGTGGTGTTCCAGTACCTGCTGGCAGTCCACGCATGTGGCGCAGCCGGGCAGGGCTTCCCGCCGTTTAGCGGGGATTTCTTCGCCGCACTCCAGGCAGTAGGGCTCTTCGTTTGCTGGGGCTACCTGGTTGCGCTGTTTCTCCAGCGCGTGCTCGAGGGACTTTTCGATGTAGTCCCCAGCGATATCTGCTTTATCGGCCATCTCGAAGTGCCTCCGTGGCGTCTGGGTTCAGGTCCATAGAAGGAATCAAGCGAACGGATCCGGCTTTTACGCAGGCCTGGGCTTGTTCCGGTGAATCGAAAATCACCACCATGGCCACGCGGTGGTGGCAGCGGCCGTGCTCTTCATTGATCACCGTCAGTTCGCCAAGGTCGTGTACGCGGCCAGTTGGTGTCTGGTTAGAATTGTTGCTCATGTTTTTCTCCGTTATGGGTTCTGAAGGAGCGATAAGCGGGTGTGCGCAAATTTCAAGTTCCTGGCGAGATTTCTTCTCGCTTTGCCTTTCTGCTTCGGAGGATAGGCAGCTTTTTTCAAAACGGGATTTGATGATTGCCAGCCCTTTTTCCGTGATCAGAGTTTTGGTGTAGGGCGTTGGCCCGTTGATCGGGTGCGCGTAAGTGCCGGTTTTCACCGCGAAGATGCCCTTGCCCCTGTAAGGGCCTGAAGGCATGTTCCGACGGTCCAGAATCTTCATCTCCCGAAGCGATCGGGTGAGGCAGTTTCTTCCCATATCCAGCACAGCGGCGGCTTGGTCGAATGTGTAGTCCACGGCGTATTCCTCCTTACAGCTCTTTCTCAAAAATCCAGCAACGCACCGACTTGGCGGCCACTACATTGGCGTCCATCCGGAGCCTGGAATTGACGGTGCGGCTGGGTTCGACGAACTTGCGGCCGCGTGATGTTTTGAGGTGGCGCTTCAGTTCGCTGATGGGTGGTATGCGCAGCTTGTTCTCTGCACACACGTGCTCGAAGTGCTTCAGGTTGACGGCGATCAGTTGGCCATCGATGCCGTAGTGGTTCAGGGTTGGCGTTCCGCTCAGGCCCTCGATGTAATCGAATGCTTCCCAGAACTCCTGAACCATGGGGTGGTCTGCATTAACGGCACTCTGGCGTTCTTGCGCCATCTTCTGGACAAGCTCCCGGGCTGGCTCCAGGAAGGATTCGGGCAGTAGCTTCAAGCCTTCCGGGCCAAGGCCATCCACCAGGGCCATCATCTGGCCGTGATTTTTTGCGATCCGGTGAATGCGGATGTCGGGAAGTTCAGCAAGGGCGCGCTCGTAGGTCGGAGCCCTGTCTTTAACCAGGCGCATGATCTTGCTTTCGTTGGTGGTGGCCTGCAGCACGAACCCGCTCACTGTTTCCATGGGCGTACGTTCGAGCCGTTCAGCCAAGGCCTTGGTGATCTCGCTGTGCCCTTCGCGGGTTATCTTCAGGTGCACTATCCGCTGCAGAACTGCGTCACTTGCGTTCACATCTGCGTTCTGGCTGATTACGATCGCGCCACGAAACGGAGGCTCGTAGGTGTCGTTGCCGCCGTTTTTCTGGCCCCGGCTACGAACACTCCGGCCGTTGTAAGCGGTTTTCAGCTCGTCCCAGTCGAACTGCCGTTGTTTGGATCCGGAATCCTGGTCGCGATCGGACTCGATTAACACCACAGGCAGGTTCGATACCTGGGCAAAGTTGCGCGCCCGCGCGGCAAGGGTGGCTTTGCTGGGGTCAAAGCCTTCGTAATCCTGACGCCCGACCAGCTTCCAGAGGAATTCGATCAGCGTTGATTTACCGGAACCCGCTTCACCAACGATTTCCACAAACGGAAACGACTTGTGTTCCTTCCGGATCTGCTCGGCAAACAGCGTGCCCAGCCAGAAGGCGAGGGCAACAATGCCTTTCGGCCCGAAACAGTTGGCCAAGTCCTGAGCCCAGCCGCGCTGATAGTCCGCTGCGTTCTTGTTGATATTCAGCGACACCGATTCCGACAGCGTTTTAACGCTCATACGGCCGATGTCGTAATAGTCTTCGTTGTTTAGCTCGTGGGTTTGCCCCGCGTGTACAGCAAGCTCCGGGAATACCCAGGTTTCGTGCTCCTTGCTGTAACCAATGAAATCGATGGTTTCGACGGTTTTAATACCGCTGATTTGCTGTTTCAGCAGGCGGTCGAGCTGCTGGCTGCTGCCAGTCCAAACCGCACCTGGTGCAATACCCAGCAACCGCTTTTTAAATTCAGATGCGCTGGCCAGCTGGCCGCCACTGAACGTGTTCTTTACCGGGCGCCCATCGTGGGGAAAATCCACACGGTAGTAGTACCAGCTTTCATCCGTGATCTTGTTTGCCAGGTAATACAGGGCGGTGGGGTAGCAGTTGGCGATCTCGACCACGGCGTTGCACTGTTCCAGGGCCTTGGCAACGATCTGTTTATCCGTCAGCGGTTCGTCGCTCTCTTCCAGATCGCTCATCGCCTTGTGAAACTCGTCCATGTTCAACCGAAACCAGAACAAGCGGTTGTTGAACCCGAACGGGAATTCCTTACGGCTGGTGTGCATATAGATGCGGTTGGCCTTCTCGCCAGCGCTGCGCGCAATAACCAAGTCGCCCTGGTACAAGAACTCTTCGGTAGTCGGCTCGCCGTGTTCGTTGATCAGCTCACCGCGCTGCCAGGCATCGTTCCAATCCCGTTTGTGTTTGCCCTCCTGGGGGATGATGGCGGCACCGACTCGCCAGCCTTCTGAACGAGCGATGTTGGCGAACTTGCGGATGTACTTAACGCCGGCATTGTCGCCGTCCATGGCCCAGATGATGCGCGGGGTGTTTTCACCGGCCTCTTCGCGGGCTTTCTGTAGCTCGTCCAGAAACCGCTCTGGGTAGTTGTTGCAACTGAAAGCCGCAACCGCCGGAATGCCTGAGTGGTAGAGCGAAATCGCGTCGAATATGCCTTCTACAACCCACAACTCTTTGCCCTGTGAGAGATCAAGCCCGGGTGGTACCCACGCCTGCCCCTTGAAGTTGGCGCCTCGGTTGAAATGGGCCTTTTTCTTGCCGAACCGCTGGGGCTTGTCGATCAGGCGCTCCCAGTAGTCCCGATCGTTGATAGCAAAACGCACCGTGGCACTGCTGATGTTGCGCTCGTAATCCCAGTAGGTTTCCTGTTTGTACCAGCCTTTGACCATGGCCAGGTCAAAGCCGCGACCGTGGGCCATGTAGGCGTCGGCCACTTCGGTACCGGTAGCTTTTTCACCGGGCTTCAGGTCTTTGCGGGCGTAGCGCTCTGTCCAGCTGTCGAACAAGTCCGGAAACAGCTCCTTCACGTGGTGCTGATCACCGCACTTGCTCTCGCGGCCGCACTTAACCATCCATGGGCTCTCTGTGCCCACGAAGGCCTCGCGCTTACCGCAGGACGGGCAGCGAAGGCGGCGCAGGAATGCGCCACGTTCTACACCGTCAAAGTCGCTTTGGAGCCTGAGCAGGATGTCGGCCCGTAGTTGGTCTTGCATTCGGAAAGCTCCGGATCAGGCGTTGATGGCGATTGGTTTTACTGCCTGGTCACGCAGCTGCAGTAATTCGCGAACAGAAAAAATTGAGGTGCGCCCGGTGGCTGTGTCGTGAATCACCACGGAATTACCGGTTGTATGGCTCACATCGATGTAAGCGCTCTTGGCGCCTGCGGCTTCCAGGTCATACCAGGCGGCTGTCACTTTCAGCACCGCACGGCGGCGGGAGCAGCCGAACTCTTCCATCAGGCTGTCTGTGGTCATTTCGACGCTTTCGGCAGCGCTGGTGTTGCTTTTGCGCAAAGCGATCAGCTGTGAGTAGGCGGCGTCAGTCATGTTTTTTTGAATGGCGTTCATTTCACGGTGTCCTTCTTTTTGAGTGAGAACCTTTCATGGGCCAGCTGCATTTCCTGCTGGCATTGCTCGCGCACTTCCGGCGCAAGCGGTATTTCCCGGACATTGCCTTCTGGATCCAGAGAGAGGCGATCGGTGTGCGTCAGGAACACCACGCCTTTGTATCCACAGTGTTCGGTGTCCTGGCAGAACACGTAGAGCTGTCGTTGTGCTGAAATCATCTGAACGCTGGTGCGAACACGGCACACGCCAACGCAGTGCGGGCAAAGAATCTTGAGGAACGAATTTCGAACGCCGGCTTGCAGCTTCTGCTGGCTGTCCGGGTCAGGCGCTTTCGGGTTCATTGCCTGGAGCACTGGCCCGTAAGAAACCTCAACGGATCCGCGATACCCGCATTCAATGTTTCGGCACTGAACAAACGCGTCTTTTCCTTTTTGCTGAATGCTCCTGCTTGACTGGATCGAGCAGGACTCACCGCATGCAGGGCAACTGATCGTCAGGTAGTTGCGGGTGATTTGATTGAGCTTCACTTTCGCGGCCCTCCTACGGCGTGAAGTGCCCGGTTTCTGCCGGTTAATTTCAGGCTGGCGCCTCGCATGCGTTGTTTGATTAGCCATTCAGCAGCCTGATCATTTGTGTTCAAGCCTTGCTGTTTCCGGATCGTGTCCAGTAGCTGTTCCTGTTCTTCCGTTAGTTCCAGGGTTATTTCCGGCATCTTTTGAGGGCCTCAAATGGTGCGAATGTGGGCCTCGGAAAGTGGCGCACCACCGGCCATGCTTGAAGTTGTGGGCAAGAGCGCAGCCTCAGCCTGGGCGATCAGCATCTGCCGAAGCAGGCTGGCTCGATCTGTGCCGGTGTAATCCACCAGGGCGTTGATCACGGCGGCCTCGTAATCGTCCAGATTGAGGCTTACACGGTGTTTGCGGATTCGTTTCGGGTCCTGATACATCGGGCTACTCCTTCAGGGCGTCAGGCAGATTGCTTGCGCTGGTATTCGGTAAGGCCTTGCAGGAAGAAGATGCGGGCTTGGGATGCCATAGAGCGACCCTCTGCCAGAGCGGCCTGTTCGAGGGCGCCGCGCTCTTCAGTTAGTAGGCGAAGCGCGATGGGCTTCGCAGTTAGCACACCCACCGGGGCGCGGTGGCTGGAGTTGGGTTTTTTTGCACCGTTCATGGTGTATCCTCTGTGTAACGCTGAATTACACAGAATGATAGACGCATAAACGGTTGCTAGTAAACAAATATGCGATTGTATTTATCTATCGGGAACCAAAATGAATAGCGAAAAATATAATGGATTAGAAATACTAACCAGAATGAAAGATGTTCTGAGGATGGAGCGCGATAAGGACATTGCTGCTTATTTCGGCGTTAATCCGCAGATGATTTATAACTGGAAGGCGAGGGGCACCATTCCACTAGACCAATGCGTGCAGTTGAGGTCTGAGAAAGGAGTTAGCTTGGACTGGCTCCTGCTGGGGCTTGGAGATGGCGAGGTTGATGCAGATTACGCTTCTCAAGCTGGCGATCGGGACTATACCGAGATTCCTTTGTATGACGTGGAAGCCAGCGCGGGAAACGGCGCCTTCTTCGACCAGGAGCAGATATCGACCTATCTAAAATTCCGGAACGACTGGCTAACCCGTGAAGGGCTTCATGCCAAAGACCTGGTGGCTGTTCGGGTATCGGGTGACTCGATGGACGGCACGCTCTCCAACGGCGACACCGTTGTGATTGATTGTTCCCGAAAGAAACCAGATGGCGTGTTTGCGGTTCGGATGGGTGATGCTCTGAGGATCAAGCGCCTTCAAAAGATGACCGACGGCAGCCTTCGTGTTTTCAGTGATAACGCAATGTATCAACCTGAGACAATCCATCCTGAGAACATGAGCCAGATAGAAATTATCGGGCAGTGCTATTGGCGGGCTGGCCGGGTTTTTTAAACTTTTGCCGATTATTAATTAGGAGAAGTCGATCGTGCGTGGTCAGTGGACAGGGACGTACAAAGGACAAAATGTCGAAGGGGAAATGATTGCCAACATCGATGAGGTTGGCGATCATTTCGAGTGTGAGATTTACATAACCCCATACGAGAAAGGCGTTCCAACATCAGTTGGGTATGCTTCAACTACCGATAAGGGTGAGCAGCACCGCATCACGGCGGATGTTTATCCTATTGACCCTAGAAACGCGCGGCAGACTACATGGGAAAATATCAAGAACCTTTATCCCGAAGGGACTTCTCACAATGATCGGGTAGAGGTAACTATTAGGGAGGAAGCCGGTAACATCTACATTCAATCGGTGCAGGATTCCTCCCTATTTTCCGGTGTCGCGTCCAAGTTTCACGCACCGGAGCGATCGAAGATCCAGTCGTATGTTAAAAACTGGTCTGATTTCAAGGTTTACTTGGCGGAATTTGCTGATTCAGCCTTTCTCTTTCGCGGCCAGGCGAAAGATTGGCCTCTCAGAACTGCATTTCACCGAAGAGAGCGCTATCGACTGAACGAGTTTGTAAACCAAGATATTTTCACCCTCCATAGACGGTTAAGCGGTTTGACGGATCACTATTTCGATTTGTCTGTGCCAGATCAAAACGGCGCGTTCCTGAATCTCTTGCAGCACCATGGCTACCCTACGCCGCTTCTTGACTGGTCATACTCTCCCTACGTAGCGGCGTTCTTCGCGTTTCGCGACGTCAAAAAGAACTCGAAGGAAGATGGTTATGTGAGAATCTTTCTCTTTGACGCCGGTGCCTGGAGGAAGGATTTTAGGCAGCTCACCCACCTCGCATTACCCAGCCCACATCTTTCAGTTATGGAGTTTCTCTCGATGAATAATCCTCGGCAGTTCCCCCAGCAGGCTGTTACAACTGTAACGAATGTTGCGGATATCGAGAGCCACGTTCTGTTCCGGGAGCAGATGGGAAATACGAAATACATATATGCGGTGGACATACCCTACAGCGAGCGAGAAGCAGCTATGAAGGATCTCAAGTTTATGGGTATAACCGCCGGCTCAATTTTCCCTGGAATCGACGGCGTTTGTGAGGCATTGAGAGAACTCAATTTTGATGCCTAGGAGTTTGCTTAGAACTTCTTGGTCAACAGCCAGGATAAGAAGGTGGTCTTGAGCGTCGTAAATATCTTGAAGGCAATAATTAGAATCAATAACCACGTGGATATTTTCGGGCAGTGCTACTGGCGGGCTGGCCGGGTTTTTTAAGGAAGTTGTAGATTAGGGAGGTAGGCAATGGATCTGATAGTTGTGCTTCTTATGCTGGTTTTTATAGCCATGAGCTGGCGCTTGATATGCCGGTTCTGGGTTGGTCGAGGCGGTAAAAGGTGGGTTGGGCATGCGCTTGGCTTCATCTTTGGGCCTCTCATTGGCATATTTGCGTCCTTGCCAATGGTGCCGGGTAGTGAAAGCCCAGCCACAATCGGTAACTTGGTTGCCGGCCTGATCATCCTCGCTGGTTTCGTGTTCCTCGAGTACAGAGCAAATAAATCTGCATTGGTGCCTGCAACGGTTAAGCGTTCGAAGCGGACCGTGAATAAGGAGCCCAGCCAAAGTAGTGAGGATCCTGCAGCTTCCTCCGCAGCTGAAACCACCTCAGCGCTCTCCTTCTCCCTTAAAGATACAGCTGAGCTAATTCTTGCGGATGACATGGTTGATCAGCGTGAGGCTGAGCTGCTGCTAAACCTGCTTGATAAACAGGACATTATAAGGTTTGACCCAACCTGCAGAGCTCTGCACCAGGTATTGATTGCCAGCTTGGAAGATGGCGTGCTGGACAATGACGAGGCGGAGGAGATTAAAGCTCTGCTGAGTGAGATCTGCGATCGCCCGATTGCTCGACCAGAGAAACCTTCGGTCAAGAAATCCAAACCCACCAAACAATCAGCTGCCACCAAGAAAAAAACTGCGCCACCAAAAAAACGTGCTCCAAGGGTAGCGAGGGAAAAGAGCAGGACTCCACAGCCAGATGACATCTTGGCCTTTACATATACCGACTCCAAAGGCGACAGCTCCGATCGTGAAATTTTATACCGCAGCGCCTCGCAGAAAGGCGGCGTGACCTACGTGAAAGGCATTTGCCAAACACGGAAGGCTTTTCGCACGTTTCGTGCTGATCGAATTGAAATGCTTTGCTTTGTTGATACGGGTGAATTGGTAGATAGCTTCGGGCGTTGAGTCTGGAATCCCCGGTTTTCGTCGGATCGCAGGCAGGGCTGGAGTGTTTTGTATGCATTGGAGCAATAATGAAAAATAATATAGAAGTCCTTCACCAGAGCAGGCTGGCCAACGTTTTCAATGTGGTAGGCGAGGGGAAAACTGCGGTTACCCTGCTGACTAGCGTTATTTGGAATGATGGTAAACCTCGCAGAACCTATCTCAAGATGTTCTCAAAGTCGCTGGTTCTTGGGGTGCTGAATGAGATCACTGGTTATCTACTGGGAAAATCCTGTGACCTTCCTTTGCCTTCCCACGCAGGAATTATCCAACTACCTGGTGGTTTGCTTAAAAATCAAGATGAATTCCTGCCAGTCGCATTTGTGATAAGTGAGGCCCCAGGCCGCACACCCACGACGATCTGCCAGATAACCGATCCGGTCACTCACAAGCAGCTTGACTCCGTGATGAATATGATTCGTGATTGGCCGAAATTGAATGACACGGTGGCGTTCGATGACTGGACTGCAAACACAGACAGGAATCTTCAGAACATCGTGGTAGATGGCCCCGGGAGAATATTCCTTATCGACCATTCCAATTTGCCGATAAGCCCAACCTGGTCAGCCGCAGATTTGGATGCCGGCGCTGAATACCGAAATGTTCTAGCCGTGATACTGAAGATTGGCCAGAATGGTACGTTGCCGCAAAAGCGCGCCATTGCCGTAGCTGCAAGCCAGCATACCGATGCCTATAATGGCGTTTTTGATGAGCTAAAGTATTGGTGGGATAAATTTCTTTCGGGTGACCCATCCAGGCGCAAGGCTCTTGAAGATTTCCTTCGTATTAGAGCGGATGAAGGGCACAATCGAATCAGTTCAAATTTTTACCTCATGGCGGTGTAACGATGAACGGCCTCGAAGAACTCTTTGAAAAAGCTGCCGCAAAATCTGGTATCCAGGGAAAATGGTTTGCAGCTCGCTGGCAGCCCGACATTGCAACCGGAGAAGTCTTAAACATTGGTGTTGGTTTTGTTTCTAATGATGGCGAGCTGACACTTCGACTTCTCAATGAATTCGGACGTCTTGAGTGCCTGTTCGACAGCAATAATGCTGCGTTTCATGCTGAGCTTGCTTGTCAGATCGTGGAAGAATGCATGCGAGCAGACCCACAACGAAGGGGAAATCTTCTCGCCGGGGTGACCATAGAGGAACAGGGATTCGCCCAGGGTTCGGACAACGAAGGCATAATCGGGCGCCTGTACTCAGAAGTTGTGACCCTCGGTAGGGCTCGACCAACCAAGGGGAAAAAGAAGCCGTTCGTTCCGGTGTCCCGGGACTACGCTTACGAAAACCTAAGAAAGCAGTTAAAAAAACGACTCAATCTGGATTACGAAAAGCATGTTCCGAAAGACCCCTTCAAAGAAGTAAACGATGAATTTGGCCTCGATCGGCTTTACCTTCCTTTTCAGAGGGAGCATGGTGTCGCAACACTGGCATCAGCTGCGTATGCAGACCCTTGGCGTGTTAAAAGCCACCTTTGGGAAGGGTTTAGATCGGTAGAAACTGCCTTGAAAAATGGCTTGAGCGACGAGGGCGCTCTTTTTGTGGTCATGCCTGGAGAAGGTCTCTCAACGGATGTTTTCAAAACTCTGGAGCACCAATTTGAAGAGTTTTATGCCTTCGTGAAGCGGCATGATATTCAGATTGAATCCCATGAGCACCTTATCGAACTCGGAGAGTCAATTTCTAATTGGTGTCAGGCAGAAGCGGCCTAATTCTGTTGCGTTTCCGCATCGATACTGGTCACCAGACCACTATCACTCAAACTGTGACTCGCGCGCGTAACTACCCAATCCCGGCTGTTGATTTGAGGCTTTAGCCCGAAAACCTTCAGCCGGTATTCCGGCCCCACTTCTGGCCGCCCCTTGGCCAAAGTGATACCGAACTCAGCTTCCCCTCGCTGGGAACGCTTCAGGTTTGCCCAGGCCGCCGCTTCCGCCTCTGCAACATTCGGGAATGTTCCCCTCAGTCGCTTTACGCGCTCATTGGTACCGGCGAGCACCTGCATCTGCTGCCCCAGATCCAGATCATCGTAAAACGCAATCACGCCGGTGTAGCCTTCACGATCGGTTTCCTTGTAGCTGTACTGGTCGCCATCTGCCGGTGAGATGGTGATGGTGGGGAGTGCGGTACCGCTGATTGTTTCAGCCTCGCCACGGGGTGTGAACAGCAGACGGCTGGATTTCACGGCGGCGATTGCGTCATGCTTTTGGCCCAGGCGGGTAAGAAAGTTGAGGTCGGATTCGTCGGTCTGGTCCATGTGCTCGATGGTGGTAGCGGCCAGGCGATCTTTTACCACCGCTTCCAGCTCGTTGTTTGCCGCGATGGTTTTGACAATGTCGCCAATGGTGGTCTGGTGCCAGCTGCGAGTTTGCCGGGTGGGCAGTTGCTTGCCCATATCGGCACTTCGGGCGGTGATGCTGATCTGGTCCGGTGGCCCGGTAAAGCTGGCCTCGTCGACGATGAACAGCCCTTTTTCTACCAGTGGCTGCCCGCGCCAGCCAATAGCCAGCTGAATCTCTGCGCCCTTGGGTGGGATTTCCACGGCGCTATCGTGATCGCTGATAGTGATGCTAAGGGTGTCTGCCTCGTCGCCCGGGGTTTCATCCAGGGTGAGATCGATCAGCCGCCCGTTTATGGTGGGTGTGATGTTGGTTCCGTTAACGACCAGACGGTACGCGGGTGCCAGGTGTTGCATCAGGCAATCATGCCTCCGCCGTTATTGCTTCGCCGTGGTGAATACAGGCCCAAGCCTACGGCGGCATCCCGGCTGGTTGCCGCGCGATCGCGCAATGATTGGAAGTCCGAATCGTCCACGCGCACCAGCTGGATGGTGAAGTCGATCTTGCGGGGTACGCCATCACTGAAGAATACGCTGTTGGTTTCCTGCACGTCGGTGACGCTCCAGAATCCGTACACCCGTCCTGATCCTTCGATGAGTGGCCAGGCTTTGCCCTCATCAGCCATTACGCGCACGTCGTCCAGAGTCATGGGGCCGCCGGTGATCTCCGGCACCAAGGTTCCGGATAGTGTAATCCGATCTTCGCCCGGGCCCAGGTATTGATAGGCAGGGCGTTGGCCAACACGGTTCTGGCTGCTGTGGCGCCATTGGGTGGATCGCTGCAGCTGTTGGTAGGGCAGTGACTTCACTTCAAACACGAACATGCCCAGCGTCATCATCATTGTGGTCTACTCCCGATCATAAAGGGCGCTGCCTGCGCGGGTGGCTTTGCGGCGATCGCGTTCCTGGAGGATGCGCTGCACCTGTGCGGCAATTTCTTGAGCGCTCTGCCCGGGAGCGGCGTACACGTTAAATGTGTACTGATCACCTGCGCCTTGGGTTGCTGACGACGCTTGGGTGGCCACGGGTGGCCGTGAATCAAACTGTATGCCAGCTGCTGCAGGCAGAGTTGCGGCTCCAATGGCGATGCCGGCACCGGCCCGGCGAACGCGCTTACCAAACCCGCTGACCTGCTTTAGGGTGTTCGGTTCCTGTTTTTTGAGGCCTTGCCGGTAGCCTTCAAGCGTGTCCTGCCCGGCGCTCATGAAAACACGGGATGGGGACTTAATACCGAGCACGTTTTTGAACCAGCCGATGGTTTCTTTCCCGGCATTGACGATGGTGTCCTTGACCTTTTTCAAGCCACCGAGCAGGCCGCCTACCAGGCCATCCATGATCATGGAGCCGAAGCCTGAGAACTTGGCCGGCAGGCCTTTGAAGAAGTCCATGATGGCGCCCCAGTTCTTGTAGATCAGGTAACCAGCACCGGCAATGGCCATAATGATCAGCCCGATGGGGTTTGCAGTGAGCGCCAAGCCGATCGCTTTTATACCTGCAGCCACAGCGGGGAGACCGCCTGCCAGCCCAACGATTGCGGAACCTGCCATGAAGATAGCTTTGCCGAATGCCAGAATGGCCAACACAGGCTTTAGTGCAAAAATGAACGCCAGAATCATGCCCAGGTTATCAAACCCGCCAACCATTGTGGCCAGGTTGCTGGTGATCATGCCCAGGGTTTTTGCGGTGGAGGCGGCTCCGGTGGCGATGTCCCTCAGTATTGGAATCGCGTTCTTCAGTTTCGTGCCGAAGGTGGAAGCAAAGGCGCTGACCTGATCGCGGTTCTCGCGCATCCAGGAGGACAGGTCGCCCATCATCTCGGTGACCGCAGGCATCAGTTCAGCGCCTATGGTGTTTTTCATGCCTGCCATGCCGAGCTGGGCGTCGAGCAAGGCATCTTTGAAGGTTTCTGCGTCGCGTGCTGCACGTTCGCTCAGAACATAGCCGGTGGCCCGCGCATCTTTTCGAAGTGCCTGCAGGCCCGCGCTGCCGTCTTTCATCATATTGACCATGGCCACGCCTTCCCGGCCAAAGAGCTGTGCAGCAAGCGCTACCCTCTGGGACTGGTTCTCTACGCTGGCGAGGCGATCAGCCACAATGCCCAGGCTGTCTTCTGGTGTCATTTTAGTGAGCTCATCCGCCGATAGGCCAAGCTCGTCGTATGCCTTCTTCGCGGCCCCGGTGCCTTGTGTGGCTTCGCCCAGGCGCTTTACGTATCGCTCGAGGCTGGAATCGAACTTCTGTGTGGACACACCGGATCGTTCAGCGGCATAACGCAGTTCCTGGAACGGGCCCAGGGCGATGCCAATCTTGTCGCCGGTCTTCGCGACTTCATCGCCCAGTGATGCAGTGGAGTTGGCCACGCCAAAGATACCGGCTGCAGCACCGCCGGTGACGAACAGGGCCCGCCGCCCAAATTTGCCTACTTCACTGTTCATGTTATTGAACTTGCCGCTTACATCGGCCTTGCCAAGCTGCTCCAGGTACTTCTTTTGGCGCTGGATGCGACTGTTCGCTGTTTTCATCTGATCAGCCATCTTTCGCTCTTCCTCAGCCAGGTTGCGGGTGCTGATACCGGCATCTTTCAGGCGTTTACGAACGGCACCCAGCTCTTTTCGCTGTTTCTGGCCTTTGTCGTTGAACTGCTCTACTTCTTTGCGGGCCTTGTTGTATTCGGCTCGCAACTTGGCTGTGGGCTGTGCAGTAGACTTGAGCTCTTTGCCCAGTTCGCGAACGCGCTGCTGCGAGGCAGACAGGGCAGCGGCGTTGTCTCTCAGGGCCTTGTCGGCTTTGCGGTAAGAGGATATGTCCTTCTGGGCCCGCTGCAGATTGCGGGTTTCAGCCTGAGCCTGTTTTAAGGCCCGGGCTGTGTTTCCGGAAGTGGCGTTAATCTTTTTGAGGGGGCCTGTGACTTTGTCACGAGCGGCGAGGATGACCTTCAGGTCGAGGGACTTGGCCATTATTCCTCCGTCTGGCTACGTTTGCGGGCCCGTTCCCGCCACGCCATGAGTTCGCTGATCGGCATATCGTCCATATCTGCGGGCCGCCAATGGAAGATGGCGGCCACGTCAGCCATGGCGTCTTCAACGCGGCGGGGGATCAGCCCTTGTGCCGCTTCTGTAGCAAAAAACCGGCGATCTCCTTACCAAACTCGGTCAGGTCTGCCGGGTCCATGTTGCGTACTTCCTGCTCGGAGAGCGTAGGGTTGCTGATACGGGGCACCAGCTTGGTGATGCTGTCCACATCCAGGTTGATGACCTCGGCCAGGCTCAGGCCTCGCAGCTCGCCAGCCATTGGCTTGCGCAGTGTCACCTTATCGATTTTCTCGCCTTCACGGGCAATGGGCGTATCCAGTGCCACGGTAATGGTTTCAGGTTTGCTCATGACTCAGGGGTTCCTTACAGGCCGATGTTGTTGCGGTGTTCTTTCAGGCGATCGACGCCACGTATCTTCTCGACCATGCCGATCACGTCGATTTCCACCACTTCTTCACCGGCGATGGTGAGCTTGTAGTAGCTGACGGTGGTGGTGATGCTCTGGGTGTTGTCGCTGCCAGACTCCGCATCGCCCATGTTGATTTCGCGGTGACGTCCACGCACAACAATCTCTACCGGCACGGTTTCGGCGGTGTCGTCGCGCTGGTAGCTGCCAGCAAAGCGCAGCATGTCTTTGTCCAGCTGGCTGGTGCCGAAGTTGTCGAACAGCTCCGGGATCAGACCGGCCGGTGTCCACTGGAACTCCAGCTTCTCCATGCCGTGATCGATGTCGACCGGTGCGTTCATGCCACCGCCGCGGAATTCTTCCATCTGGCGTACCAGGGGCGGCAGGGTCAGCGATGCAATTTGGCCTTGCCAGTTGTCACCGTTGCCGAACAGGTTGAAGTGTTTGAGCTTCTTTGGGAGTGCCATGGGTCAGTGCTCCTTATGCGTTCACGCGGCTGGCGAAGTCGACCAGGTACTGGTCTGTGATGCGCTGGCGCAGCATCAGGTTTTCCAGTGGCGGTACCGGGGTGTAGTCGTAGTCGATGTACAGCTTGCCCGCCTTGAGTGTGTCTTTGGTGTTGATCTCACCATCGAACCAGGCACGGGCATCGATGATCAGCCCCAGATTCTTCAGTTCACGGAACTTGGCGTTGATCCCTTCGATGATGTCCTTGGCCAATGAGGGGTGCATGGGCTTGTCTACCGCCCACATGTGCGCCTCGGCGATTGAGTCGGCCAGGATCTGGGCGGTGCGGGTGTAGTTCTCGAACGCGAACAGCGGATCAGAGCTGCAAGTGCGCGAGCCCCAGAACCGGAAACCGTCACGTTGAATCAGGGTGGTGACATCGTTCGCGTTCAACAAACCGGCATCGGTGTTTGGATCCTGCAGATCCCAATAGATGTCTTTGTCGATACCAGTGACGCCATTCACGGCAACGTTGGACAGGGTTTTGTGCCAGCCCACGCTTTGGTCGATCTTCGCACGCATACCCATTGCCCGGGCGACGGCATGGGCAGTGCCAATACTGGCGCTGTTTACGTCGAACGAGGTGAAGTCTGGCCAGATCAGCATCAGCTCACGGGCGCCGAAGCCATCGCGGTACAGGATCGCATCGGAGATAGTCTGGCTTTCGTGGGCGTAGGCGTAGCAGAAGGCGCGAAGCTTCTGGGCGATGATGACCAGCTCGGCGGTGACGTTCTCGGTATCTAGACCAGGAACACCCAGAATGCGGGGTTTCACGCCAAGGTTCTGTTCGGCCACCAGAAGCGCCTGCAGGCCGGTCTTCTTGCCCTCGGCGGTGGTGGTACCAATGATGTTGGCTTCGTTTTCCTGCTCAGTCTCGCCCTCGGCAACGCGGACGATGACCATGACGGGTGATGTCTGGTCGCCGATCGCATCCAGGACGCCAGGCAATGTGCCAGTGGTGCCGGCGTTGCCGATGGCTTCGCTGACCGTGGTGACCAGAACAGGCGTGTTCAGCGGGAAGGGCTCGGACTCGCCACCGGCCAGGCGGGTGAAGTCGATGGCGTTGACGATTCCGGAGCCGTCGTTGCCTGCTTCCAAATCTGCCAACACGAGGGCTGAGGCTTCCGCGCTTTCGTTCACCGCAGTGATTACCTGGTTCGCGGTGCTGGAAATATCACCCTGGGCATCGGTGGCGAGGGATACGGTGATGTCTTTGCCGCTGACGATCACTGCAATCACGGAATCTGCCGCGCTTGGATCAACGTAGCGAACTCGAATGCTATTGCTTGCCGTGCCAACGGAGACAGCTGTGTAGATGGCGTCTCCGTTCTCGGCAATGGACTGAACAACGGCTTCAGCGGCCACGCCGGGCAGGGCGTCTGGGGCTGTCGCTACCAGGCCGATAATGGCGGTTGAGACAGTGCGAATGGTACGGGTGCCTTCGTTAATCTCAAGCACCCGAACGCCGTGGTGATATTGATCGGGCATGACGCCTCCTGGTCTGGTTTTGCCGGGGTATAGGTGCCATGATGAACGCTCCGACAGCACATGCTACGCCCGGTATTTGTCTGTATAGCCGTCACAATCGCGGGGTAACACTGGATAATGGCGCGTTAGGGTGTTAGCGCCGATTAGGAGGGGTTTGGTAGTGGATTAAGTCGGGCCCCGAATAAACCAAGGGCCCTGTTTCTCAGGTTTTACCAGGTAATCACCTCGATAGCCTCCCGATCCGCCGCCGCAAGCGTAGCACCCACCGCATCCTTCAACTGCCAGGACTTCTCATAGATCGTCTTCACATGCATCAGCGCGGCGTTGGTCATGTCGATGGCCTGGTTGGGCGTCAGGTGATAGGTGATGTTTGACGCTGCCCGGAAGTCGATGACCGGGTTGGACTCTCCGGCGGCTTTCAGATCGCGGGCTTCTATGGCGATGGCTAGAAGGTTGGATTTATCCTCCGGGCGAATCTGGATGTGGTCCTGGTTGGGCCCGGGAAACTCGAAGGGGGTGCCTAATGCGAAGGCCTCGTCACGGGCTCTGTCCAGTTCCCGGCGTTTATCATCGGCCAGCTGCTCTATGCTTTTCGGCTCCGGCTCGATAGGTTCGTGGAACCACTCGCCATCCTGCCACACTGGCTCTTTGTGGTCGGGGAGCTTTTCCGGCTTCTCGGTCAGGAACATCTGGCCGTCGCGCACCTTGACTAGTTTATCGCCTACCAGAAGCTCGTCCCGGGCCTGGCTGTATTCCTGTTCTGATATCTCCACGCCACCGGCAAGAGGCGCTTTGCTTATACGGTTGTCTGCTGCATAGGGCATTAGGCAATCCTCATATAGTAGGTGGCCTGGGCGTGTTTGACGTTGGTGTGGTCGCCAGTGCGGGCGTTGGGGGAGTTTGCGGAATCGAAATCTAGTGTATAGAGAGAATCTTCATTTGAGCCACTTCCTATGTCACTGCCTGACCCTTGAATTCCCGTGGCAGATAAAGCACCGCTGAATTGATCGTTTGAAAAGTTGTTGCCTGCACTGTAATTGCCAATGATGCCTGTGTCGCCCGTAATCTGCTGCATCTGGTCATTAGCAATTGCACCGCTATTTTCACCAGGTGCTAAATATCGTTTCTCGGAGTTGATTAGATTTACAATTTGACCAGCCATTGGACCAGTCGCAATTTCACCAGTTATTTCAATAAGAGACCCGCTTCCTGTAATGGTTTCATTGGTCAACAACCCCTCATTGTATTGACCAGAACCGTCCTCTCCCGCACTAAGCTTAATAAACTTCGCAGAAGCGCTATTTTCTGGCTCACTAGATCCGACTAAGTGATCCCATATTGGAAACAGCTCGCCAATACCTTTGCCGCTGTATGCAGCGTTTTCCTCAATCCAGGCACCCCACTCCGAATTATATTTACGTATGAATTTTCGAGGATTCGAAACACTACCGCCTGCTATAATGAATCCTTGGCAGGATACATTTGTCGCACCAGACGGATATACCTGAAGATATCCGTTTTCGGCTGTTGGTGTGTTCAGGGCGTTGACGGTGTAATAAATACCACTCGTGAATAACTCGTCAAGATCACCCTCAAACCGATAACTAGAGCCCGGCATCTTACCAAGGCCAAATTGCTTAAACGCTTCGTGGACATCAGCTGAATCTGGGAATTTTTCCGCTTCACCCGATTTAGCCTCTGATGTCGTGGCTTTTTCTACTATTCCCGCTTTACTTGTAGTTGCAATAGAGCCTGTGTGAATTAAGGCCTTTCCCGTTGGTATTCCGTGGACTCCTTCGGTTTCTTCACCGTGTTGTTCTATGGAAGTGTCCGAGTAGGATCGTGTGGCCAGCACAACAGAAGGATCCACCTTTAGTGTTACCGCCTCTGTTTCAGACACTTCCATCACGAACCGGATGGTCTGGGTGCGGCTGGAGCCTTCGGCTAGAACCGGCTTGTAGGTTTCCGGGTAATTGCCGTAGCCGATCAGGTCGCCTGCGACGTCGAAGACGCCGATTTCCCGAATTGTCCAGCCCCCCACATCGGGTGGCAGCACCTGCTCCACCACCACCCAGTTTGGGTTCTCGTCCTCCACCTCGCTCAGATTGATGGGTGCCCGGCGCACTTCGTTGACCAGGGTGGTACGTGATGTGTCCGGCACGGGCAGGGCGCCGTTGCCGTCACCCACGGCCAGTTCGGTGATCTCTATGGTCTGGCCCAGGGCGATGGCGTTGGCCAGTTTGGCCTGACCCACGTCCGTCAGTAGTGTGTAGAAGGTTGGCATGCGCGCTCCTATAGCGGATAAACCGTTGCTGAGTCGTTGCTGTCGGTGGCCATGCCTACGTATGTGGCACCGCTCACCGCAATGGTGCCGGGCTGGTAGGGCCAGATGGCGGTGACGTCGCCGTCATAGACCGCGATGCCGGCGAAAAACTTTCCGTAGGACTCGCCCGCCAGATCCAGCCCAGTGATGTGTCTGCTGACCGGCTTGGCGTCATCCACCAACCGTTCCAGCTCCAGGTACATTGCCTCGGTGATGCCCTTGTCCAGCACGCCGATCTTCAGGGCGAAGGTGCCGGGGGTGCCCATCGGGGCTGTTTCCCACCACTCGATGACGTTCAGCAGGTAACCCAGGGGCTCAACCACCCGGCGCAGCGCGCTGATGGTTCCCTTTTTCTTGTGGACGTAGAACGATGAGGCGATTACTTCCCGCTTCGCTTCTTCCGTCCAGGTGGGATCCCATCGGTCAACGCTGAATGCCCAGGCCAGATAAGGCAGCAGGTGTGCAGGGCAGGTATGAGGATTCCATAACTTGCGCAGGGGCACTGGCACGCGCTGTATTTCGGCGAGAGCTTCAGCCGCTGCGCGTTCAAGCGGTGTGGTGTTGTTGGGTAGTACAGGCTGTTTCTGGTTACTCATCGCTGCCACCGATCACAACAGCGGAGGATGTGCAGAAAGCTGCCTCTGTTTCATCGAGCACTACGTCAACTGTCGGCTGCGCCAGTTCTACCCTTTGGACTCCTTCGACATGCAGCGCCGCATGAATCGCCGATATGCGAATATCCCGGCCAATTCGGCGCTGAGTGCCGATGTATTTCTGCAGGGAGGCTTGCGCAGCCTGAAGGATCGGCTCTTGTTCCGGGCCGGGATAAACAAAAAGGGTGGCATCTACCTGGTAATTCACAATCGTTGCCGACTGGACAGTCAGCCGGTCGCCAACTGGACGTGTGTCCTCGTCAGATAGTGAGGCTTCAACCCGATCTATAACTTCCTGGCTTACTGTGCCATCACCCTCGTTTGCCAACAGCGTAACAACGACCTGGGCGGGTGAAGGGCTTTTAGCCGTGGCATCCGAAACGCGCCCATCGGCAGACAGTGCTTTGTACTCGTAGGCACCACGGGGCCCCGCCACGCTCAAACCTTCCCAGGCTTGCTGCGCTCGCAATCTCAAATCTTCGTCAGATTCCAAGGTGGCCGGTACCGGTGGAAATGCGTCAGGGTTGCCAGGATCAATAACCAGCCTTTCCACATCGTAATTGGCAACCAGGTTATCAAGGTCTGCCTGGCTTGCATGGGCCAGCATGACGGCTTTTGCCGCCTCGTTTACGCGCTGCCTCCACTGAATTTCGCGGTAGGCGTTCTCCTGCAGCAGTTTGGTTAGCGGCTCGCTCTCTATTTGCAGCGTGGCTTCAACGCTGGACCTCTGTTCGTCGCTGACCAATGAGAGCAGGGATTGCTTGCGTTCCTCGAGGATGGTCTCGAAATCCAAGGTTTCGACAATGCTCGGTGCGGGCAATTGCGCCAGGTTGATCGTACCTGCCATCAGAATACCCCTCCGTTGCCCAAAGAGACGTTGATGCGATCAGATGTTTGCCTGGCGCCATTAACGAGCACAACATCCATTTCCAGCAAAGCCGTTCCGGGCTTTTCAGAATTTATCAGGTTGACGATGCGCTCCAGCCTAATACGCGGCTCCCACTCGTTGATGGCCACGACCACCGCAGAATAGGCGCGCAGGAGGTTGGCGCCATTCAGCGGCTGATCGATGAGCGAAGGAAGCAGGGAGCCGTATTCGCGGCGCATCACACGGCTGCCAATGGGCGTTGTGAGAATGTCGGCAACGCTCTGCTTGATGTGATCCATACCGCTTATTGATTCGCCTGTTGCGACGTTCATCCCGGTCATTTCTGCCTCACGTTATTGGCCATGTGCCGGCGCTTGATCCGCTGGCAACATTGGCGTTAGCGTTCGCTTGAACTTCATCCACAACGGCATTGGCGATAGCTTCAGCCATTCTCTCTACCCAGCTGTGCGGCCCGGCAGGCTGTGCGCCTATGGCAACCATTTCGGCGATGATTCGACCCTTGAGAGAATCTTTGCTTAGAGCCATATCACTTACCTGCCGATACGGTTTTAGAACCGTCAGAGTGCGGGGTACCGGTGAAATGGCAGATGTGGGCAGTGGTCACCACGGGCGCGCCATCATTTAGGAGTACTTTCAGCGCATTAACCTTGCAGGTACCCGCAACGGCGGTCGTCGCATTGCCACCGATGTTTACGGTCGCGTTGCCGGTGATGTTCACATTCACCTTGCCTACCAAACTTGCGACCAGCTCTTTTTTGGCGTGGTCATAGGTAATCTCGCTGCCGTCTGGATACACACGCTTGTGCTCGTCTGCGCTTGTCGACGGGGCGTTCTGGCAAAACAGACCGGTGATAATGATGGCTTGAGCCAAATCGCCGGACGGTGAGATGAGAACGACCTGCTCTCCCACAGTTGGTGGATCCCAGTCGACGGTTGTCCCGGCACGCATGGTCATCCAGGGCTGCCAGCCAGTGAGGTTGTCGCCAGCTTTCACACGGGCCCGGGCACGGGAATGATCCACCTCGGAGACGGTACCGATTCGGATCAGGTTGTTTATCAAGCGGAAGGCTTCAGCAAGCGTATTCATGGTGCCAGTTTGTGCGGGAGTGCTCGCGTACGTGAAGGCGGGGCAGTTGTCTGCGAGTGCGTTACAAAATCCGCTAGGGTTCTATGTGCTCGAGGACGCGATCGGCGATTAATTCCAGGTCGTTTCGACTAAATCCGAGCAGGCGCCGGGCGGGGTAGTCGTAAACTGGGCCATTCTTATCGACTTTGGCTCGCAGTCCGTAATGATGGATAGCAGCAATTCGTCCTGATAGTCCGGTAAAGGCCAGACCTGCGCTTTCTGAATCTGTTCTGATCTTGAGATATTTGGCTGTGCGCAGTTTGGTGAACATGGCCTTTTTGCGGATGGCGCCTTTTTTGCTTCGCAGGTTTTGTGGCTTACGAGGTGCCCATTTATCACCGTCTGGGCCCTGCTGCTGTTTCATCCGCTCCTGGTTGGCTTTCCGAAGGTCTCGGGAGACCAGTTTCATCAGCTTGCGGCGTTCAGCAGGCTCCATTTTTCGGAGCAGCGGTTCCATCCAGCCTGAAAGGGTTTCGATGTCGTTAGTGGTCATTTTCTACGGGCTCGTTCAGGCCGTGAAGATCGCTGATGATTTGCCATTCAGCATCGTCGTTCATAACCAAGGGTGGTTCTGGTAAAACATGCTCAACGTCCAGGCCGGCTGGCGTCGCCTTTACGATCACGCGCTCAGTGATATTCACCGTCACACTGATGTCGTAGCTGTCGTTGTTCAACAGCTCAACTTCAAAGCTAAGGGTAGTCATTGGGTCGTGACCAGGTTCACGAACCTGCAGCCAGGAAAGAATGGGGATGATGATATGGTCGACTTCACCGGCGTAGTCGGTGACGATCAGCCGCACGGGTAGGGTGTAGTTGTGGCTCAGGTTCGCGCCTTGCCAGAATTCGATGTTGCCGTCTTCGATAAACGTCAGCAGCTTGTCCGGGTTACGCTTCAGGCTCGGCACATTGGCAAGGATATGAGCACGCAAATCCGCGAGTTTTTTCATGATGATCCCTGTTTGTTCATCTGCTGCGCTTGATTCTCACAGCTGTCGATTTCGTCCCGGATTTCGCCCATTCTTACGTTGAGCATTTCCAGCTTGGCGTCGTAACGGTCAATCAGATCCAGCAGATCGCCGTTTTTCCGCATCCATTCCCGCCCCGGTGGATTCTCCGGTGTTGCCAGTGCTTTCACGTTTCCGCATACCAGGTAGTCCGTTTTCTGAATGTACTGAACCTTTCCGGAGCAGGCTGATAACAACATCAGGCAGGTCAGTAGTAGACCAGAGGCGATAGGTTTCATTTTCTCTCTCCAGCCGGGCGCGGGTGGCACGCTCAGATTCCAGTTGCGACTCAAGCCGTGCTTCTACTGCCCGGATTTGATCGATACGTTTTGCGAGGCGGTTGCGGGCTTCAGTCATTTCCGTAAGGCGGGTATTGGTATCGGTGGCCTCTTGCTTCTGAAGTTCCAACGCTTCTGAGGTGGATGCCAGTTTGGTGCTGGTTTCGAGGTTTCGCTCGATGCTGTACCAAAGGGCGCCACTGAGAGCGGTAACCAGCAATCCGATTACCAGGTAAACCTTCATTCCTGCCTTCTCCCGCTGTTTACGTAGAAAGCGAACCACGCCGCTGCGCCTGTCCAGATCACGTTTGCGTAGAGCTGCTGCGCGGTGGTTGGGTCTGGCAGGGTGGTGAACCATTGGTGAGTGTCCAAACAGAGCCAGCCGTACAAGACCACCAAAAAGCGGGGAACGACCCTCCAGGCGTCCAGCTGGTCAGGCGTCAGTTTCACGAAAGGCGCCCCATGGATCGAAATCGGTCATACGCGGCAGCCATCCGGATGTCATATTGGTTTCTGGCATAGGCGGGGCCGTTGTAACGCTCCGCGAAAGCTAGCCAATCTCTATCCTTGAGCGCTTGATGCAGGATCTTGTCCTTTTTGATGAACCGGATGAAGGCCTCCAGTTGCTCACCTTCACTGCGGTGCATGGCCTCGTAAAACACAGCAGCTGAGTGATAGCCCAGTGACTTCCAGTGGAAACCCATGATCTGAAACAAACCCCAACTGGCTGATTCAATGGCGGTGGCGTTATCGATGGTGTAGGCACGGTTCAGGCGGCGCCATTCCGTTTCACCGCCGACATAGCCACCGGGTTTTCGATTCACCAGATCAGGGTAGGCGTCGGCCAGCTGCTCGCGCTTATGGGCTGGAAGGCGGCGGTACATGATGTGCCTTTCGAAGAGAATTACGGGACGGCCAGATGGCAGAAAACCAGATTCTTTGCTTTCTACCTCAGTTACCGCCTTAATGGCGGCCAGCTGCACGCCTAGCGCACGGGCTGCGTATTTCAGATCGGATTCGGTGAGCAGCTTTTCCGGATCGCTGTTGTTGACTGGATGCAGGTTTTCTAGGGTGGCAGGGCCAGCGATACCGTCGACCATTAATCCCTGCTGGCGCTGGAAACGGATAACGGCCTTTTCCGTTGCATCTCCAAACCAACCATCCGCTTCAATTTTCACGCCAGCGGCAATTAGCCTCTGCTGGAGAAGCATTACCTGCTGACCAACATCACCATGCCTTAGAATCATGAGCCAATCCCTCCAATCGCGATTGCCAATACCCTCAACACTTCACTTCGAAAGGCGATAATTAGCCCTCCAATACCAAGCACCATCCATATTGCCCCGGCCGCAAACGCCACCTTCGTGACCAGCCTCTCGACCTTCTCGGTCAGCTTGGTGATCGCCCTTGTTGTCGCTGTTGCCGTGTCGTTAAGTGCTTTTACAGTGTCACGGTTTTCATGATCCATCCGCTTTCGAAAAGCATTCAGAGCGGCGTGGGTTTCTTTGTGTGCTTCCTGTTGCTCAGATCTGGACTCGCGAAAGTCATGCCTGATTTCGGTGAACGCATGCTCCAAGGCGTTAACACGCGGATGCAGCTTCTCCAGATCTCTCAGCCTGGCAGCCAGATCTTGAGCCACGACCTGGTAGAGCCTTTCCTCTGAGGTTTGGTCTTGCTCGGATGCCACGGTTACTCCCAAAGCTGAACTGTTGTGGTGGTGGGTTGTTCGGCCACCTCCGGCATTCTGACCAAGGTTCCTGTGGGTAATACCGGGCCAAGATCGGCCAGGCCCGGGTTTGCCTGGTAAACCGCCTCGGTAACGCCCGCCGTGTATCCATAAAACCGATAACATATGCGGTCGACGGTATCGCCTTGGATCGCGCGTACATCGGCCATCAAATCAGCTCCACGGTTGTTCGATGGTGCCCTCGAATATCAGAAAGTGCCCACGAGGCATTCCGCCTGAGGTCGTCGCTGGTTAAATCCATGGCGTCAGCCTGGTCGTGACCAGATCCGGTGGCATCGTAATCCCGGTACCGCTCGATAAGATCTGCTTTTGCCAGGCACCAGACAGCCCGCAAGTAAAGGCGCACGCCGGTTCCCAGCGGTTGCCAGTCGGGATCAGGCACGTCCTCCAGCGTTTCAAACCCCTGTTCTTTGCGGGCCTTCATGAACACCGATAACGAGCGGTTAACGTCGAACATGGCGGCCTCCAATGCGTGCACTGCGCGCGCATCCGTAACAGTGCCATCAAGTCGCATGGAGTCTCGGAACTCCTCCAGGCTAAGGTCCGGGAAGAACGGGGCGTTGGTAATGGTGACGGGTGCGGTGCTGCCGCCGGCTGCAATCAGGCTCACGGTATGCTCCAAGGAAGGCGGTGAACGGGGCCGTAGAGTGTGGGCAAAGCCTCAGCTCATGGCCCCGTGCCGCCTTGGCGTCGGGGGCCGACTCGGTAACGGCTATTCGCCGGATTCTTTCAGCTCACGCTCAAGGCGTTCTATGTCCTTTTTCACGCCTACGCGCTCGTTCAGTTCCAGAGCACGGTTGAGGGCTGCGAGTGCCTGCTCATCGCTGCCTTGTTCGCGCAGAATATAGCCATAGGCCTTGAACAGTTTTGCCTTTACTTGGTCTTGCATGTCGGCATCAGCAAACAGATCGATTGCCCTTTGAAGTTGCTCCGGGAGATCGTCGGTTACGGTTTCGTTGGCTATCGCCTGCAGGCTGAGCCCTGCTACTTCCTCTGCTGCCAGTGTCGCTGTGGTTCGGGCATACTTATCCGGGGTTTCCAGCCCATTCGCCACGGCGTATTCCGCGATATCCAAACCGGTTTTGATATCACCGGTGTCCAGATACCAAACCATCAGTGTTACCAGGACATCATCTTGCTGCCCGGTACCGGCTTCAAGAACACCCTGCACGTAGCTTTCATACTTCGGCAGCATTTCGCGTTTGGCGTCAATTTTGCGCTCGATGCTCTGCAGGTCATGTAAACGGCGCGAGTCTTCAACCAGAGCAATACGGTGCAGCTCGTGGGATTCGCCTTGCGGGCGTTCCGGCGTAGTCTGCGCCGCCTCCTGGGCGGCGCGTACTCGCAAGAAGTGCTTTCTTGCTGGGCTTGTCATATCAACCTCGATCAGACGATGGTGATGTTTTCAACGAGGCAGCCCGCGCCGAAATCTTCGATCACGTAGGCTTCGTTGGACGACTCGTAGTTCTCAATGCGGTTACGCTTCGGGTTGTCGATAACCTGGCGACGACGAGCACCGGTCTGGTAGTAGATCGACAGGTTTTCCATGGTGGTGATCATCAGCGCGCCCGCCGGGAAGAACGGTGCAGCTACAGCAGGCAGGCCGCCCATGCGCTTCTGGGAAACAATCATATCGGTCGCTGATTTTTCGGACGGGGTCTGATTGTTGTTGATCAGCGGGAAGTACTTGTCCTGAAGCAATCCGCTGCCAAGCATAACAACCAGATCGGGGTTTCCCTGGTGCCATGTGTCGATCATGTTGCCCATCGCGTCGTAAACCAGAGCATCCAAGTTCAAATAGTCGCCACCGGTGCCCACATTCACTACGCCAGACGCGCTCACTACTTCGGACATCACTCGCTCGGGTGCACTGGTGCGGTAGTGCTGAAGCCAGCCAATGTTGACGTCTTGCAGCAGCTGGTTGGTAGCGCGGTTTGTTTCCGTCGCAGCCGACGTACCGTTGAAGCCGATCATGATCCGATCCAGAGCCTGCTGGCGAAGGATGGCGTCGCGAACCAGCGCCTGGAAGTTCGGGAACTTTGCCCAGGCATCAATTTTGGCGTAAGGCAGAGCGGTGTCGAATTCAGTCAGCACGCACTCATAGCCATTTTTACCCAGATCGCTAACGTCGCGCGGGTTGCGGTCTTTGTTGGCCACATTGGTGCGGCCGGCGATTGTGCCTACTCCCAGCCCGATTTTCTCGCCTTTGATTTCGTCCACGCCAATCATGTTGATGGCCTGAAGCAACGCGCTGGATTCCTGAATTCGTTTTTCCAGGGTTTGCTGCACAGACGGTGTTACGTTGAACTGTTCGGCTGGGTTCTCCGCACCATTCAGCGTAGCGATCTGCTGGCGAAGCTTGTTAAAAAGTACTCGGGATTCATTACGCATGGTTTTGCTTCCTCAGCAGTCGGTCAGAATTTCTTCCTGCCCACCGGTAGCCGGTGCGCGTTGGCTATGGTTGTGGGGGCTGGACTCAATCTCGCTTTTCAACGACTTGAAATTGGTTTTAAGCGAGTCCAGTTCGGTTTTCATCTGCCGGTACTCGCCGCTCATTTCATCCATTGACGCCCGCAGCTGCTGGCCATCGGTGACGAAAAGCTCCAGGGTTTTCTCGAGGTCTGCGCGGAAGTCGCCAAATTTCGCCGCGCTGACGTCGCGATGCTTGGAGAACAGGGCCTTCACCTTGGTAAACAGGGTTTCGGTATCAGCGGCTGCCGGATCTTCGGCGGTAAAGTCCAACTCCGCTTCCAGGGCGGCAGAAAAGAGGTTTTCCGGGCGCTGTTTACGCGCAGTCAAAGGGCTGTTTTTGGCGGTGCTGCTGAATTGCAGCATTTCGGTGCCCAGAGATGCAGGGGAGTCCGTAACAGCCAGACCGACAAAGTAGGCCTCACCGCTGCCGGCGAAATCTGGATCTACTTCAATCGAGGTATAGATTTTCTGGCGATCTTTCGACATTTTCACCAGATCGTCCGTGGGATCGATTTCCGCGAAAAGCTCCAGCTTACCTTCGGCGTTCTCGCGGGTTTCCAAGCCCGTCACGTCGCCGAATGCTTTAAAGACGCTGTCTGGAAGCATGCCGCGCATGTGCTCAAGCCAAATCCGTGCGCCGTATTTCGCTGGATCGAAGTTGGCAGCCATCTGTTCAATCCAGGTGCGGCTAATTGCGCGGCCATCGGTAGTGGCTCCTTCCGTTGCCACTCGAAATTTCTTTTTCATGTTGCCACTCCAGTGCTTTATGGGCGATTCTGTAAAACCTCGTCATTGGCCCACAGATTCACGGCACAGCCGATCAATTCCAACGTCTTCCAGTTGTGCCGTTTCATGCCACAAAACCCGCACCGATAATGGCGCCGCCGCAGCCATTACGCTGGCTGCATGGATAAAACAGTCGAATCGGATTACAGAGAACACTTTGTCGAAGCTCGCACCCTGTATTGGATGGGCTGGCGAGCTGTGCGCATTTGTGACCGCCTGGGCATCAGCCCGCAGCTGTTCAATAACTGGAAGAAGCGCTTTGGCTGGGACGATTCAGAGCCCATTCAACGTGTGGAGAGTTCCATTGAAGCCCGAATGCTGCAGTTGGTCTTTAAGGACGAAAAGGAAGGCAAGGATTTCAAGGAAATCGACCTTCTAGGCCGACAGATAGAGCGGCTGGCGCGGGTGCACAAGTACAGTGAAACCGGACGCGAATCAGACTTGAACCCGAACATTCTGGAGCGTAACAAGGCGCCGAGAAAATCGAAAAACGACATTGGCGAAGAAGGCCTGGATCTGATCACCACAGCATTCAATGAATCGCTTTTCGACTATCAGCACCGGTGGAGCGTCGCAGCTGGCACACACCGAATACGGAATATTCTCAAATCACGGCAGATTGGCGCTACCTGGTACTTTGCTCGGGAAGCGATTGTTGATGCGTTCCATACTGGCAAGAACAAAATATTCCTGAGCGCATCGAAGGCCCAGGCACACGTTTTCCGGCAATACATCGTCCAGTTCATCAAAGATACGTGCGACGTAGAGTTGAAGGGCGACCCGCTGATTCTGCCCAACGGGGCAACGCTGTATTTTCTCGGTACCAACGTGCGCACCGCCCAAAGCTATCACGGCGACCTGTTTATGGATGAGTACTTCTGGATACACGACTTCCAGCAGTTCCGGAAAGTGGCCAGCGGCATGGCGATGCATAAACGCTGGAGCCAGACCTACATTTCCACGCCGTCGGCGGTAACCCATGACGCATACCCTTTCTGGACCGGAGAGCTGTTCAACAAGCGCCGTGCAAAAGACAAGCGCGTCGTTGTTGAAACCTCCCATGCGGCGCTGGCCAATGGCCTGGCTTGCCCGGATGGCCAATGGCGACAGATCGTAACCGTTGAAGATGCTATTGCCGGTGGTTGCGACCTGTTCGACATCGATCAGTTGCGCATGGAATATTCAGAGGACGAATACGCCAACCTTTTGATGTGCCAGTTTGTTGACGACACACACGCGGTGTTCCCCCTTGCGAAACTGCAGCGATGCATGGTGGATAGCTGGATTGAATGGCGCGATCTAAAACCCTATACCGATCGGCCGCTCGGTGACAGCCCGGTCTGGATTGGCTACGACCCATCAGGTACCGGTGAAGACGGAGATGGCGCGGGCCTTGCCGTAGTTTCTCCATCCCACTCCAACAGTCGGCCACACCGGGTGGTAGAAAAAATACGACTGCGTGGGCTGGATTACGAGCAGCAGTCTGAAGAAATCCGAAAGCTGACCTTCCGATACAACGTTGAATTTATCGGCATTGATGTGACCGGATTGGGCGAGGCGGTGGCCGAACTGGTTGAGAAGTTTTTCCCGGGCGTTACCAGGTACCAGTATTCAATGGACGTGAAAGCGCGCCTTGTTATCAAAACCCAGAACATCATCGACCGCGGTCGACTCCAGTTCGACGCCGGCGACACCGCGATCGCCCAAAGCTTCATGGCTATCCGCCGTGTGATGACTGACTCCCAAAAACACATAACCTACGCTGCAGGGCGCCGGGGCGACATCGGGCATTCGGATATAGCCTGGGCAATTATGCATGCCCTCGCTCACGAACCCCTTGAGGGCCCGGCCAAGCACGGCGGCAGCATAATGGAGATTTATTGATGAGCGACGGCAAGATCGAAGCATTCACATTCGGCGAGCCTACGCCGGTGATGGATCGGTATGAAATGCTGTACACCGGCTGCTGGATGGCAGGCCAGGACTATTACGAACCACCGGTTGACCTGAGTGCTCTGGCAAAATCATATCGGGCTACTGCGCACCACGGCAGCGCGCTGCAGGTTAAGCGCAACATATTGGTGAAATCCTTCCAGCCCACTAAGTATCTCAGCCGTCAGGACTTTGCCCGCATGGCACTGGATTACCTGGTGTTTGGCAACCTTTACGGCGAGATGATTACCAACAGGCTGGGTGGATTGGTAAAAGTCAAACCTGTACTGGCTAAGTATTGTCGCCGTGGAATCAAGCCAGAAACCTATTGGTGGGTGCACGGCTGGCTTCAAGCTGAAGAATTCTCACAGGGCAGCATCATCCACCTGATGGAGCCCGACCTGGACCAGGAACTTTATGGGGTGCCTGATTACATCGGTTCGTTGCAGTCGGCCTGGCTGAATGAAAGCGCGACACTGTTCCGGCGCAAGTACTACCAGAACGGAAGCCATGCCGGATTCATCATGTACATGACCGATGCCGCGCAACAGCAGGGCGACATCGATGAACTGCGAACAGCTTTGCGCAACAGCAAAGGCCCAGGAAACTTCAAGAATCTGTTCATGTATGCGCCGAACGGGAAAAAGGATGGCTTGCAGGTAATACCGGTCAGTGAAGTCGCCGCCAAAGATGAATTCTGGAGCATCAAGAACGCGACCCGAGATGACCAGCTGGCAGGCCATCGCGTACCGCCTCAGCTCATGGGAATTATACCAACCAACAGCAGTGGCTTCGGTGATGCTGAAAAGGCCGCGAGGGTGTTTGCTGCTAACGAACTGGAACCCTTGCAGGAGCGTATGCTTGAAATGAACGACATCGCCGGCAAAGAGGTGCTGAAGTTCAAGCCTTATTCTCTGGGGGAGGTTGCTCCAGAATCTTAG